AAGAGATGGAAAAGGTAATCCTATACCAACAAAAGATAAGATACCCTTTAGACCTAAAACAAAAACATTAGCTCCAGGTTATACAGATAATCAAAATATGTGGGATAAAGTTAGAAAATTAAGTATGACAGTTAACTTAACTGACCCTAAAAATTATGCTGGTGGTAATTTAAAGTTTGACTATGGTCATCATCACGCCAAAAGATTTCATGTATGTAAAGAGATAAGACCTAGAGGTTCTATTATTGTATTTCCTTCATACACCTTTCATTGTGTAACACCAGTTACAAGAGGCACAAGATATTCACTAGTATTATGGAGTTTAGGATCACCATGGAAATAAAAGATACAGCAAAATTTTACAAGAAAAATAAATATGTTTTAATCAAAAACTTTTTATCAAAAGAACAAGCCGATTTTATATACAACTATGGTATTATAAGAAGAAATAGGGCGGCTATAATGAAACAATCTAAATGGAAAGACTATAGACCGGATATTGACGGCACCTTTGAAGATAAACAAGTGCCTGGTACATATTCTTGTTATTCTGACCCTATGATGGAAACTTTATTATTACAAGGATTAAATGGTATGAGAAAAATTACAGGTCTTAATTTGGCACCAACATATTCTTATTGGCGTTTATATAAAAACGGTGACGAATTAAAAAGACATAAAGATAGACCAAGTTGTGAAGTATCTACAACATTATGTCTAGGTTATAATAATCAGAATTTAAAAGATAAAAAGAAAGATTGGCAAAAATATAGTTGGCCAATGTGGGTAGATAAAACAGGTGGTGTTAGTAACAAAGGTGTACCAATACACATGGAGCCTGGTGATATGATTGTCTATAGAGGTTGTGAAATAGAACATTGGCGAGAAAAGTTTTTAGGAAATGATCACGCTCAGGTATTTTTACACTACAATAATTTAGATGGTCCTTACGGAACTAATTGTGTATATGATGGTAGGTATTCATTAGGTTTACCACCAGCATTTAAAGACCCTAAAAAATTACAAGCGATGGCAAAGGCTGACGCCGAATTACATAAACGAAGAAATAAATAAATCTTGTGACAGCCACCCGATATTTAATCATTGATAAACCAGACGAAGTATATCTAAAGATAGAAGCGGAAGCCGATATTAGACGAGAACTTGGTCAATACTTTACATTTGAAGTGCCTGGTTTTAAGTTTATGCCACAATACAGAGCAAGACAGTGGGACGGAAAGATTAGATTGTTTAGTTACGCTAATGGTAAAATTTATGCCGGTTTATATCCTTACATAGTTAAATGGTGTGAAGAAAACAATGTACAGGTTGTAGATGGTAGTAAGATCAAAGATGTTCCTGTAGATGAAAAACACATTGATGCATTTATAAAAGCATTAAAGATACCTAATATTGAAGTTAGAGATTATCAAAGAGAGGCTTTTGTACACTCAATAGTAAAAAGTAGATGTTTGTTATTATCACCAACTGCCTCTGGTAAGTCTTTAATTATCTATCTAATGTTAATATTTAATCTATTAAGACTTAAAGATAAGAAACAAGACAAGATACTTATTATTGTTCCGACCACTTCACTAGTAGAACAACTATTCAAAGACTTTAAAGATTATGGTTATAATAGTGAAAGAAATGTACATAAAATCTATCAAGGCCATGAAAAAGAAACAAACAAAAGAGTAGTAATAACTACTTGGCAATCAGTATATAATCTACCAAAAAAATGGTTTTCGGACTATGGTATGGTGGTTGGTGATGAGGCACACTTATTTAAGGCTATGTCACTTACAAAAATAATGACCAAACTAGATAAATGTAAGTATAGAATAGGTCTTACAGGTACACTAGATGGTACTAAAACACACAAGTTAGTATTAGAAGGACTGTTTGGTACAGTCAATAAGGTTGTATCTACAAGTGAGTTACAAGAAAGTGGTAAGTTGGCTGCCTTAAAGATTATCTGTTTAGTTTTAAAACATGACAAGGATGCCAGTCATATGTTAAAAGATAAGACTTATCAGGAAGAGATGGATTATTTGGTCTCAAATGAGAAAAGGAATAAATACATAAGAAATTTGACCTTATCTTTACAAGGTAATACTTTATGTCTATTCCAATATGTTGAAAAGCACGGCAAGATATTAAGAGAACTTATTGAAAAGAAGGCCGACAAACACAACATATTTTATGTCCATGGAGGAGTAGAAGCTGATGAAAGAGAAAAGATTAGAGAGATCACAGAAAAGTCCGATAACGCAATTATTATCGCTAGTTACGGTACCTTTTCTACTGGTATCAATATCCGTAATTTACACAATATTGTTTTTAGTAGCCCTAGTAAATCTCGTATAAGAAATTTACAATCAATAGGTAGAGGCCTGAGATTAAAAGATAATAACTCGGCAGCCACACTATACGATATTGCTGACGATTTAACATACAATGAGAAAGAGAATTACACCCTGGCTCATTTTAGAGAACGGATAAATATTTACAATGATGAAGATTTTGAATATGAAATCCATAACGTGGAGTTAAAGTAATGCAAAAAGTAAAAGTAATTAAACTAGATAACGGCGATGATATTGTCTGTGCTTTTCCGAAAGAACAGTTAGAAGAAAAAACCGGTTTGATTAGATTAGTTAAACCTTTATTAATTAAGTATGTACCTCAATTAACACCACAAGGGTTCAAAGACTATGTGGCTTTAATTAAATGGGCCGCCTATACGAATGATGAGATTATAACTATCCCAATAAAAAAGATATTGACGATAACAAATGCCAGTTCCGAAATGGTGAAATCCTTTGAGCATATGTCTAATGATTATCAGAAGCTGGAAGCCCCTAGAAAAGAAGATAACTATAGAAAAACAATGTTCTCTAAACAAGAGAATGCCAAGATCAATGAAATATTTGATGAGTTCAATGATGACTATGATGATAATGGTAATGGGCCAGGAACAGTCCACTAAGCTGGAGCTTATTCCTCAAAACGCTACACCGCTCATTATATTACAAGTTAAACAAAAAGTCAATGCTCCTTTAAATTAGAATGAACATTGACAAATACAACTGTTTATGTTATATTAATAATTATGAAAACAAAAAAGAAAAGTGAACATTATGTTAACAATGCCGACTTTCTGGAGGCCATGAAAGGCTACCGAAAAGAAGTTAACAAAGCAATAAAAGATAAGAAAGATAAGCCACTAGTTGGTAACTACATTGGCAGTTGTTTCTTAAAAATAGCGAATCACCTATCATACAGACCGAATTTTATCAATTATACATTTAGAGATGATATGATCTCCGATGGTATAGAAAACTGTTTACAGTACCTTGACAACTTTAATCCTGCTAAATCAAAGAATCCATTTGCCTACTTTACACAAATAATATACTTTGCTTTTGTAAGAAGAATACAAAAAGAAAAGAAACAAGTTACTATAAAACAAAAACTAATAATGGATAATAACTATGATGATATTACTTTACAACCAGGTGAAGACAGAGAGTTTAAAAATCAATTCAAAGAATACTTACAAAAGAATATGAGAATGGACGAACCTGTTAAGAAAGAAAAGCCAAAGGTAAAGAAAAAGAAAAAAGTAAAGTCATCTAAATTTTTTGCTTAATGATAATTAAAAATATTGTAATAGTCGGTGGTGGAACGGCTGGCTGGGCAACTGCTCACCATTTCCTAAACAAGACTTCAGACGACACAAAAATAACTGTAGTTGCTAGTAAAGAAATACCTATTATAGGTGTTGGTGAAAGTACAACTGGTCGTTTTAATGATCTAATTAATTTAACTGATAACATAACAGGTTTAAATGAAAGAGAGTTTTTTAAAGAAACAGATTCAACATTTAAACTAGGTATTAAACATACTGATTGGCACACAAAAGGTAAATCTTTTTATTCTCCTATTGGTGATAACTATTCAAATCATTATAAATTTCCACATGAAGATTATGATAATTATAGAATATATCATATAGCTGATAATAAAGACTATAATAAAACCTTTCAATCTCGTTTAATGGCAGAAAACAAATTACATTTTTTTGATAATGATAAGTCTGATATTTATGATAAAGTAAAACATATTCCAGTAGCTTATCATTTAGATACTTACAAAGTAGGACAATATTTAAAAAGAAAAGCCATTAACCTTTCTAAATGTAAATACATTGATGACCAGGTTATAGACTTTAAACAAGATGAAAAAGGCTTTGTTAAGAGTTTAAAAACAAAAAAAGGTAAAACAATTAAAGGTGATTTGTTTATAGATTGTACAGGCTTTGCTAAAGTATTAATTGATAAGGTTGAAAAGAATGATTGGATATCTTATGAAGATGGCCTACTAGTTAATAGTGCTTTAAATTTTAACTATCAACTAGAAGAAGATGAAGAAATTAAAACTTACACTCATGCTTGGGCTCAAAAATATGGTTGGTGTTGGGAGATACCTACTCAAAAAAGAATGGGTTGTGGTTATGTGTTTAGTGATCAATTTACAGATTTTGATAAAGCACATGATGAAATATCTAAAAAGATGAAACGAAAGATAGATGTACAAAGACAGATCAAATTTAAAACAGGTAGATTAAGTAAATTTTGGTGTAAGAATGTATTATCAACTGGACTTTCAAGTGCTTTTATAGAACCGTTAGAGGCGACTTCTATACATGCTACAATAATGCAAGTTACACACTTTATAGAAAACTATTTTAAATCAGATATGCCATTTGAATGTGAATTATTACATGAACAATATAATATTGAAATGGGCGATATGTGGGATAACATAAGAGATTTTATAGTATTTCACTATATAACTCCTAGAAAAGATACAGAGTTTTGGAAAGAGTCAGCCAAACCAGATAAATGGTCAAAAAGATTAACAAAATTAATGGGGTTGTGGAAACATAGAATGCCTAGAGAGATTGATTATGTAAGTGATAAGGCTAATAATTTTTACAGTATAGGTAATACATTATGGTATCAAATAGCTATTGGTATGAAACTATTAGACCCTAAACTAGCAAAGCAAGAACTAGTAAATTATAATCTATATGATGAAACAAAAAACCTTTACAAAAATATTACAAATAATATTAAACTATCTATACCAAAAATGATAAAAACAAACGAGTATTATAAAAACTTATGAAACTAGCACTATTAAACGACACACACTTTGGTTGTAGAAATGACAACCCAGCTTTTATACAACATCAAAATAAATTTTATGATGAGGTGTTTTTTCCATATCTAATAGAAAACAATATAACAACGCTTGTACACCTTGGTGATGTTGTTGATAGAAGAAAATTTATTAATCATAATACAGCACACAACTTTAGAGAAAAGTTTTGGAATAGACTAGCTAATTTAAAAATAGACACACATATTATTATTGGTAACCACGATACTTACTATAAGAATACAAATGAAGTAAATGCCATAGAAAATCTAAATGTAGGACCAGATGTTAAAATATACACACAACCAAGAGAAGTAGAATTTGATGGTACTAAAATACAATTCTTACCATGGATTTGTGATGATAACTATGATGATTCAATACACGCCATAGACCACTCAAATGCTGATATATGTTTTGGTCATTTAGAGATAAAAGGTTTTGAAATGCATGGTGGTCATATGAACGAACATGGTTTAAGTAGAGATCAATTTAGAAGATTTGAAAAAGTATTATCAGGACACTTTCACAAAAAATCAGATGATGGTCATATCTATTATCTAGGTACACAATACGAAATTATGTGGTCAGATTATAAATGTCCTAAAGGTTTTCATATCTTTGATACGGCTACAAGAGAAATAGAAAGAGTTGAAAATCCACATAAGATATTTAAAAAGTTTGTATATGACGATACAAAATATGACTATACACACCAAAGACTTGAAAACTATGATAACTGTTTTGTTAAGTTAATAGTATCTCAAAAGACAAAAGAAGAAATGTATGGTAAACTTATAGAAAAGTTTTACAATGACATTAATGTACACGAACTAGTAATAGTAGAAGACCCTACTGATATTAAATCTTCCGTTAGAGATGATATATTGGATTCAGGTGAAGATACATTGACCTTTTTAAGAAACTATATTGATCAGGTAGATACTGATTTAGACAAACATAAACTAAAAGAGTTTGCTAAAGAGTTGTATGTGGAGGCCAGTGAATAATGCCTAAAACAAAACAACCTAGATCAGTTATAAAACAAGACATTTTATGGCCCACACCATATTGGTATACAATACTAGATGATTTTACAAAGCATGAAACAAGAGTTACTTTTAATGAAGACGTGGAATCTTGGGTTTTAGGTCAAGTTAATTCCACCAAAACAGTTGTTAAATCTAATAGAGGTGGTTGGCAAAGTGAGTTACAAAAACCTGATGGTATCCTTGAACCATTAGTAAACAAGATAAAAGATATTTGTAAAAATATTAATTTAAATATACAAGAATTGGTTGTGCCTCAACTATGGGTAAACTTAAATAAAAAAGGTAATTGGAATACAATACATCAACATGGTAATTATCACTTATCAGGTGTTTACTATGTTAAAGTACCAAAGAATTGTGGTCAACTTGTGTTTAGAGATCCAAGACCAGGTGCCATAGGTAACACTTGTCTTAATAAGAGATTTGATGGAGGTGAATTTAGAAAAATAAACATAGTAGAAGGATTATTAATGTTATGGCCTAATTACCTAGATCACTTTGTAGAACCAAGTCAAACAGATGAAGAAAGAATATCAATTAGTTTTGATGTAATAGTAACAAAATGATAACATTTAAAAAGATAAGATATAAAAACTTTTTATCTACTGGTAATACACCAATAGAAATAAAACTAAACTCATCAAATACCACATTGATTGTTGGTACTAATGGCTCTGGTAAGTCTACCTTACTTGACGCTCTATGCTTTGTATTATTTAATAGACCATTTAGAATTATTAAGAAAGAACAAATGGTCAACACTGTAAATAATGGTGATTGTTTAATAGAACTAGAGTTTGATGTTGGTACAAAAAAATACCTAATTAAAAGAGGTATCAAACCTAACCTATTTGAAATTTACCAGGATGGGGAACTTGTAAACCAAGACGCCTCTAATATAGATTACCAAAAATATTTAGAAAACAATATAATGAGATTAAACTATAGATCATTTTTACAGGTGGTTTTATTAGGGTCTTCATCATACGAACCGTTTATGAAGATGAAACCTAGGTACAGACGAGAGGTTGTAGAAGAAATATTAGACATAAGAGTATTTGGCCTTATGGATTTAATATTAAGACCTCAACAATCAGAATTAACAAGAAACGTTACAGAATTAAGCCACAAATGTGATCTTATAGAATCTAAGTACGAAACAGAGTTAAAACACTATAACGCTATCTCCGACCTTAATATGAACGACCTAGATGGTAAGAAACGACTATTAGAGAAGAATGGTCAGGCCAACTATGACTACAATAGAAAGATTGATAAGATCAATGATGAATTAGAACGAGATAGAGATAGTATAAAAGATCAATCAAAAGAACAGGCTAAGATGACTAAACTATCTAAACTAGAGGCCAAGATAGAACAAAACATATCTACACACAAAAAGAACCTAGAATTTTTTAGTGAAAACGATAACTGTCCTACATGTACACAACCATTAGAACTAGATTTTAAAGGTGAAAAAATTAAACATGAAGAAGGTAAGTTAAAAACTTTAAACGAAGGTATGACACAACTATTGGCTGAGATAACTAAACAAGAAGAACATCTATTGGCCTTGGATAAAATATCTAAAAAAGTCTATGAGATGAATGTTGAGATGTCTAAACTACAAACCTCAGTAGAAGAATTAGATAAGTATTCAAATAACATACACGAAGAAATTTTATCTTTACAAAACAAACAATCAGATGGTAAAGATATAGTAAAACAATTAGAACAATTAAAATCTGATTTAGAAAATACTAAAGTTGAAAGAGATAAGATAATTGATCAACAAAAATATGTAGATGTATTAAGAAATATATTAAACGATAAAGGTGCTAAATCTCAAATTATAAAGAAATATGTACCTATTATGAATACACTGATCAATCAATACCTACAATCTATGGACTTCTTTATATCGTTTCATTTAGACGAGGAGTTTAATGAAACAGTTAAGAGTAGATTTAGAGATACCTTTAACTACAATAACTTTAGTGAGGGTGAGAAGATGAGGATTGACCTTGCTTTATTATTTACTTGGCGACAGATTGCTAAGATGAAAAATAGTGTAAACACAAACTTACTTGTATTAGATGAAATCTTTGATAGTAGTTTAGATGGTCAAGGTACAGACGACTTCTTTAAAATAATAAAGACTATGACAAAAGAAAACATCTTTATCATATCACACAAAGGTGATATACTATTTGATAAGTTTACAGACATAGTTAAATTTGAAAAATATAAAAACTTTACGAGGTTAAATCAAGCATGAAAGAACTAAAACTAATACCACCAAGCGATCCAAGAGTACAAACAGCAATAGCTCCTTTTGATGACACTATGTTAAAAGACGAAGGATTTAAAGATAGAAAAGAGTTAACTGAAAAGATGTATGAGTTAATGGCTAAGTATGGGGGCATAGGTCTATCTGCTAATCAAATAGGTTTACCTTTCAATATGTTTGTTATGGGCAACCACCCTAATTTAGAAAGTGGTATGAAACTTACTTGTTTTAATCCTATGATAATATCATCAAGTAAGGAAGAAGTTGTAATGGAAGAGGGTTGTTTAACCTTTCCTTTTTTATTTCTAAAGATCACTAGACCTAGAAAAGTCGTAGTAAAATATACAGATGAAAACAACGAACTAAAAGAAGGTCAGTTAGATGGTATGATGAGCCGAGTCTTTCAACATGAGTGTGAACATATGTTAGGTAGAACATTTACTGAACATGCTAGTAAACTAAAACTAGATAGAGCCTATAAAAAGGCAGAAAAACTAATGGATAAAGTACAAAAAGAGAAAGCATTGACAAAATCATAATTTTGTGTTACCTTATATACTATGAGCGATATTGAAAACAAATGGGTAGAAGATCAATATAAGATATGGTCAGATGAAAACGACATATCAAAAGTAGAAGACATATCCGAATCAGCATTAAAATCAGCAATAGAAAAAGACTTGTCCTTTGTATCAAAGATGACAGTCCAAGAATACACTTTATACGAGAAGTGGATTGAAGTACACGAAAAATATAAGACAGCAGAAACAAATAATTTCTTTGATGACAAACCAGCCCTTGTTGATCCTACACAAGAGGCATTTATAAAAACAGTTAAAAACAATATTTGGACTCCCGAATCACCTGAAGATATTGACAAGTTAGAGCCTGTGTTAGAATTTACAGACGATACAGAGTTAAACTTTAATGGTCAAAAAAGAAGAGGTGACCTATCTGAAAAGTGGAATACATTAAGAACTTTCTTATCTACAATGAAAAACAATTCAAACATTGGTAGACAGATGTTTTTTATAGTAAAAGATAATAGATCAGGCAAATACCTTGGTGTAATTTGTATATCTGGTGACTTTATGGATTTAACACCAAGAGATAAGTTTATTGGTTGGGATAGACAGATTAAGACATTTGAGGGTAAGATTAATCATACAGCAATAGGTTCATCTATTGTACCTACACAACCACTAGGTTATAATTTTACAGGTGGTAAACTGTTAGCGTATCTATGTTTATCAGACGAAGTACAAAAAAAGTGGAAAGAGAAATATAAAGATACACTTGTTGGTGTAACCACTACAAGTTTGTATGGTAAAGCAAAAGCAAATACACTATCACAATATGATGGTCTAAAGTATTGGAAAAGAATGGGTTTTACAACTGGTTCAGTATCATTTCAACCTAGTAGATCAGTTAGAAATATGATATGGGTATGGTTAAAAAAGAATCACACTAGAAGATATTGGGAATGGCATGAGGCAAAACGACCAAACGGCCAACCATTAAAAAGAGATCACAAGAATAGAGCATTAAACTTTACATATTCTAAACTTTCTATACCAAAAGAGTATATTAGAACTGAACACCAAAGAGGTATTTACTTTACAAAACTATATGAAAATACAAACGAATTTTTATGTGGTAAGATAGAAGATACAGACTTAATTAAGAGATTTGATAGTAGTACAGAATCACTAGTAAAGGTATGGAAAGAAAAGCATGCTAAGAAACGAGTTAAATCGTTGGTAGAACAAGGCCGTTATAATACAGATGTTCATTTTTATGATGATTTAATCTATATGAATTGGGAAGAGTGTAAGAATCACTTTCTAAAAGCTGTAGGAAGATAAGTGTTCTGGTTCTGTTCTTTTAAAAAGCGAGTAAAATCAACGATATTTTAAGGGTTGACTTTTCAGGCGTTTACTGATAGGATATCCATATGACTACACAAAAAAACACACTAATTAAATTAGATACAAAATCTCAACTAGCAAAACTTATCGCTACAGAGAATATTACAATTCAACACAATCAAGTTAAGACAGCCAGTTTTGATACTGTAAACAGAATATTAACTTTACCTATTTTTAAAGTACAACACGGTGATGTTTATGATATGCTTATAGCACATGAATGTTCCCATGCTTTACATACACCAACAGAGGGTTGGAAACAAATTTCAGATGATGATAGTTTAAGACAATATGTTAATGTATTAGAAGATACTAGAATTGATATTCTTATACAAAAGAAATATCCTGGTGTTGTTAGAAATTACTTAAACGGTTTTGACCTTATGGAAAAACAAGGTTTCTTTGGTTTGAATGGTAAAGATATTAATACTGACTTAATGTTAATTGATAAAGTTAACATGAGATCAAAGTCTAGTAATAGATTACCTTTTAAATTTTCAGATGAGGATAAAGAATGGTTACAAAAAGTTGACAAGTTAAAAACTTTTGATGATGTTGTTACCTTAGCCAAAGATATGTTAAACTGGCAGAAACAAGAAATTCATAAACTTAAAAAGTTACCTGATTTTGATGATCACCCTTACAATGATAATTATGGTAATGAAGATACAACTGATATAGAATCAGATGACGCTCAAGACTCAGACAATGCTGACGATAATGGTAACAATATTAATGAGAGTGACGATCAGAAACAAAAAGAAGATGGCGAAGATTCAAATGCTTATGATGACGGCGCTGGTGGTACTGGCGGTGTTGATCCAGATAAACTAGTGGTTGTTACTAATGAGAATTTTGAAAAATCAAAAGAGCAATTACTTAATACAAATACTCAATATACTTACTTTAATTTACCAGAACCTAACTTAAAACAAGTTATTGTTTCTAGTAAACAATGGTTAGATATATGGCAAAAAACTGTTTACAGTAAAGGTGACAATTACACTTATGATAATAGCCAAAGACAAGATTATATTAATTGGTTAAATGACAAGTACAAAGCATTTAAAGCTGATAACAAAAAAACTGTTATGTATCTTGTTAAAGAGTTTGAAATGAAAAAATCTGCCACTGCTTATAAGAGAGCAACACAAGATAAAACTGGTGTTATTGACTCTCTTAAATTAAAAGATTACAAATTTAGTGATGATATATTCAAAAGATTAACAATTACGCCAGACGCTAAAAACCATGGTATGATGATGTTGTTAGATTGGTCAGGTTCAATGTGTGATAATATTAGACAAACAATTGAGCAACTTATGAATCTATGTTGGTTTTGTGATAAGATTAATATACCTTATGAAGTTTACCTATTTACTAGTGAGATTGATGGTAAAGAAGGCAAATATACTTACCTTGACAATGGTGATAAAATTATAAATGACAAAGTTAAATCTTGGAACTATAAACACGGCGATGGTTTCTTTAGTAACTTTAATCTAGTTAACATAGCTAGTCACAAAATGAAAAAAAGAGAACTAGACAAATCTCTAACTTACTTATATCATATGGGTTTATATTATAATGATAGATATTCTTACAGAAATAATGATACAGAGCAGTTTAAGGGTGATAGATACAGAATACCAGATGAGTTTTGGTTAGGTACTACACCATTAAATGAAGCATTGGTTGTTATGAATAAGTTGGTACCAATGTTTAAAAAGAAATACAATATTGAAAAAATGACCTTTATTACTTTAACTGACGGTTCATCTAATAGTAATTATGGTCAACCATGTATTAAAAATGATGGTAAAAACTTATCAATAATAGAAGGATCAGGTTCAGGTACTCCAGTAATTACTATTAATAAAAAACAATACAAGGCACCAGAACATGCTTTAAGAGGTGGTATGACACAAATGTTATTGAAAGTATTACAAAAACAATATAATGTAAACACTGTTGGCTTTTATGTAGTTAGTAATCTTCGTAGAATGTGGGAACTTGAAACTATGATTGGTGATTATAAAGATTGGTCTCATAAGCAAGAAAAAATTGCTAAAGTAAAATCACTGTTTAATAAAGAGAAGTCTGCTGAAGTAATTAATGAGGGTTACAACAAATACTTTTTACTTAATGGTAAACAAATGGCAGTAGAAAATGCTGACCTTTCTGGTGTAAATGAAGCTATGAAACCTGGTAAGATTAGACAATTATTCAGTAAATCTATGAAAGGCCGAATCGTTTCCAGAACATTACTAAACAAATTCATCAAGGAGGTGGCGTAGATGGTACGGTTATCAACGCTTTTTATAGGCTTGACTTCTACTCCAATTATGATAGGATATAAGAATAAAAACAATGAAAAAAAAGGAAAACACTATGTTAAACACTAAACAACAAGAGTTTGTTAAACACGCTTTAGAGAAGTTTGGCAAATCACAATTAACTGTTGATGAGTTAAAATCAGCCAATCAAAAATTTGGTTGTAAGTATGCTCCACAATGGTTGATCAAAAATAAAGATTACAAAGTTGGTAAGTCTTTATTCAAATTGCCAGTTAGTGGCGAAGCTAAATCAGTTAAGTTAAAGAAAGCTGATACAGCGAATGAAAAAATATTAGCCCCTGTTAATGAAACTAAAAAAGAAGCTGCTTATATAGTATCGTCTTTAGTAGGTGATATTGTACCTAAAAAAGATCCTGTCTTTGTTAGTTTTGGTAACTATCCAGATTTAAAGTCTGTTATTAAATCTAACACTTTTTATCCTGTCTTTATTACAGGTCTTTCTGGTAACGGTAAAACTATGGGTGTTACCCAAGCATGTGCCGAGGCAAAAAAAGAATTAATCAGAGTTAACATTACCATTGAAACGGATGAAGATGATCTGTTAGGTGGTTATAGACTTAAAGATGGCCAAACTGTATGGCAGAATGGTCCTGTTATTGAGGCTATGGAAAGAGGCGCTGTGTTATTATTAGATGAGGTTGACCTTGCTAGTAATAAGATTATGTGTTTACAACCGATACTTGAAGGCTCTGGTGTCTTTGTTAAAAAGATAAACAAGTTTGTTAAACCTGCTCATGGTTTCAATGTTATCGCTACTGCCAATACTAAAGGTCAAGGTAGTGAAGACGGTAAGTTTATCGGAACTAATATACTTAATGAGGCTTTTCTGGAAAGATTTCCAGTTACCTTTGAACAGAAATATCCAAGTGTTAATATTGAGAAAAAAATATTAAACAATACATTAAAATCTATGGGTAAATCAGATGTGAAGTTTGTAGAAAAACTTACGACATGGGCTGATGTTATTAGAAAAACATATTTTGATGGTGGTGTTGATGAGATTATCTCTACGAGAAGACTCGTCCATATTACACAAGCTTATACAATCTTTGATAATAAGATGAAAGCAATTCAGATGTGTACTAATAGATTTGATGATGATACTAAAAATTCATTTGTTGAGTTATATACTAAAGTTGACTCTGGCGCCAATGTTACAGACATTATGGAAGACCAAAGAAAAGCTGAAGTAGCTGAACAATCGGATGACAATAACAGTGAGTCGGGTGACAGTGATGTTATCTAAATCTGTTAAACATAGTGTAGTCCTAGGTGGAGGGGTAGTGCCCTCCACCACTATTACACTTATAGGAGAGGAGGTAAAATAATTGTCTATCACTATTCAAGTTAGAAACGGAAATGTAGAACAGGCTTTAAGAGTTTTAAAGAAAAAACTCCAAAAAGATGGCATGCTAAAAGAATTAAAGACAAAACAATACTTTGAAAAACCGTCAGAAAAGAAAAGACGGAAGAAAAAAGAGGGTATTGCCAATTTCAAAAAGAAACAAAAGAAATTAAGGCAGTCAAGAGGTTTTTAAGTTTTTACGCCAATGTTGATGTATATATATTATTGTAGGCTGCTCGTAAGCCCTACGGCGTAAAGAACCCGATATTATTATCGGTGTCGCAATAAGGTGATGTTTGGTACTTTAACTCCTTGATAAAACAAAGTACCACTTATAGATATTCACTAGGGAACTGGTAGGGATCCTCAGCCTAGTGAATTTCTATAAGTAGGGTTGACATATAAAATATCGTACTTATATAAATAGATGTAGAACGCCATAAAGGGTTCTACTTAATAAACTTGCTTAACAAAGGAGAAAATATGACCAATCAAGCAATTTCAATTTTCAATCAATTAAGACCAATATCCGTAGGATATGATGATATATTTGACAATTTTCAGTCAATGTTTAATCATCAATATGACTCTATAAGTCAGCCTAATTACCCACCTTACAATATCGTAAAGACCGACAAATACAAATATGATATTCAGGTTGCTTTAGCTGGCTACAGTAAAAAAGATGTAGATGTGTCTTTTGAGAATAGCGTCTTAACTATCAAGTCTTTAAAAGACAAAGATACAAAAGAGGTTGAAGAAAATAATGGTGTACTTCATAAAGGTATCGCCAAAAGAATGTTCACTAAATCTTTTACAATTGCCGAAGATGTAGAAATTAAAGGTGCTGAACTAAAAGATGGCTTACTAGTTGTGTCTATGGAAAGAATTATTCCAGACCACAAAAAAGCTAGAACAATAACAATTAAATAATCAATCCTAAAAGGCGGAGAGCATTGACTTTCCGCCTTTTTTAATATATACTCTTATTATGTTTAGTTATCTTGGTGGTAAAAAGTTTCAGGCAAAGTGGATTGCCTCACAATTTCCAAAACACAACACCTATGTTGAACCATTTGGTGGTGCTTATTGGGTTTACTTTATGGCCAACCATCAAATAGATCAGGCTCACACAAATGTATATAATGATTTCAATAAAGACATAGCCAACATATTTCATTGTGCCAGATATGATGATAGAAAATTTTTAAAGTCTTTGCTATCATATGAAGACCAAAACAAAGAACTCTTTGACCAATTCAGATCAGAATTAATACCTTTCAATACTAACTTTGAATTAGGAGATATAGATAGGGCCACCAAGTATTTGTATTTACAAACACAAAGTTTTTCAGGAGATACCTTAACAGAAAAAACAAAATTTGTACATCTAAAAGGTAAATACCGTTCAAAGTACCTACACTTTATAGATAAGATTTCAAATAAGAAATGGTTATATCATATCAAAGGCATAAACAACATACATAACGAATCGTTTGAAACAGTTATTGACATGTATGATAAACCAGATACATTATTTTATTGTGATCCACCATATTACAAAATGGAAAACTATTATGTACAGGACTTTCAAAGAAGTCAACACGAAGACCTGGCAAACAAATTAAAGTCAATCAAAGGTAAGTTTGTATTATCTTATTATGACTTTCCACAACTATCGGAGTGGTTTCCAAAAGAAGAATACCACTGGACTACAAAGGAATTTAGTAAAGCAAATAGCACAAAGTCTAAAAAGAAGACTACCAGTAGAGGTGAGGAATTGTTAATAATGAATTTCAAACCAGCATTGACATTAGAATAGATTTGTGTTATATTAGGTTAAATAAATGCGGAGTTAGTATAAAAGTAACACACTTGCTTTCCAAGCAAGAGAAGATTGGGCAGTACAATCACTCCGCTCCAAAATTAAAAAGAGGATATTATGTTACCAAAGATTGATTTTAAAGTTAGAGAAGGCGATATAGGAGAAGATGGTGGCTGTACATTTGACAATGGCAGCTGGGTTACAAAAACTACAGATGACTATTTTAAAGGCAAAAAAGTAGTATTGTTTAGTTTACCTGGAGCATTTACACCTACTTGTACATCACAACAGTTGCCTGGTTTTGAAAACAATATAGAAAAATTTAAAGAACATTTTATTGATGAGATTTACTGTATATCAGTAAACGATTCGTTTGTTATGAATGCTTGGGCAAATAACGAGAACATTAAAAATGTTAAAGTAATACCTGATGGTTCTGGTGAGTTTACTAGACAAATGGGTATGCTTGTCAAAAAAGACGATAAAGGTTTTGGTTTACGATCTTGGAGATATGCTATGATAGTCAATGATGGTATCATAGATAAAATATTTGAAGAACCTGGTAAATCAGATAATTGTACTACAGATCCCTATGGTGAATCTTCACCTGAAAATGTATTACAATGGTTAGATATGGGAAGAAACAACTAGCATTGACATTAAGACAATACTATGTTATTATATAATATGTTAAATTATGAAGGAGTGAAACATGAATCTATCAAGTGATACGATTGCTGTACTAAAAAACTTTTCTGACATTAATCAGAATATTCTGCTTAAACCAGGAAACAAAGTACAAACAATCTCAACAATGAAAAACATTTTAGCTGAGGCTGAAATATCGGAAAAGTTCGATAGCGAGTTTGCTATCTACGATCTACCAGAATTTTTAAGATCAGTAGAACTATTTGAAAAACCAGAATTAAAATTTAATGGTGGTTCAAATGTTCAAATTGCTGACACTAATTCTAAACAATCAGTTAAGTATTTCTTTGCTGATAAGTCTGTTATTGTGGCGCCTACAAAAAACATCACAATGCCAGATAAAGAAGTTACTTTCACTTTAAAAAAAGAAACGTTTGCTAAGTTATTAAAGGGTGTTACAACTCTTAATTTACCAGATGTTGCTGTTGTTGGTGATGGTACAAACATCAAACTTAAAGCTACAGACAAAAAGAACAAGTCGTCTAACGAATATTCTCTGAATGTTGGTGAAACTGATAAAAAGTTTACAGCTTATTTCAAAGCAGAAAACTTTAAAATGGTTGGTGATGATTATGATGTAGCTATTTCTAAACAAAAGATAAGTCATTTTGTTAATAGAAACAGATCAATACAGTATTGGATAGCATTAGAACCTGACTCTGAATTTTAGAGGGTTAAGTGAAACCAACAATACCAAACAATAGTGGTAGATCAACACAGCAAGATGTTGTGATGACCAAACCTGAATCTGCTGTTAAAATATTAAATTATTTTCAACAACAATATAATTATGGTCCTGAATCAAAAGTATTAGAGCCTTGTAAAGGTAATGGCTCTTTTTACGATAATATGATAGGGGATAAATATTGGTGTGAAATAACAGAAAATAAAGATTTTATGGGTTGGAAAGATCCTGTTGATTGGATAATTACTAATCCACCATATAGTATATACGACATCTTTTTAAAAAAAGCTATGAGTGTTGCTAATAACATTGT